AAACCACTGGCTGCACCTGCCGTATCTAAAGGCGTATCCAAAATTACACGGATCGATTACTAGAACATGGCAGAAAGCATCACAATCACAGAAGACGATACTGGCCCAGAAGCACCTGTTGCGGAGGATAACCAATCTGAACGTCCTGAATGGTTGCCTGAAAAGTTTAGCTCTCCCGAAGACCTAGCAAAATCCTACAGTGAACTTGAGAAGAAACTATCAGGTCCAGCCGATGAAGCTGCTCCTGAAACTGAGGCACCTAAAAGTGACCCACCAAGTTTCGATAAGTTCTCTGAGGAATTTTCTAGCTCTGGTGAGTTAGGCGAGGAAAGCTACGCAGAACTTGAGACTATGGGTTACCCCAAAGAGATGGTGGAAACCTATATCAAGGGTATGCAATCCGCTCAGACAGCAGATGCAGATGCAGTGATGGAAGTCGCTGGCGGTAAAGACGGTTATCAAGAGTTAACTGAATGGGCTAAAGGTAGCCTCGAGAACAATGAACTTGAACTCTACAACCAAATGGTTGGGACAGGTACTGATAATGCTAAGATGGCAGTCGAATGGCTGCAGTCTAAGCGAGAAGCTATGGAAGGCTCTGAGCCTAACTTGCTCTCAGGAAAATCACAGGCACCATCCAAGGATGAGTTCCGTAGCACAGCGGAAGTTGTAGCTGCAATGAAGGACGCCCGATACGGCAAGGACTCTGCGTATACTAAAGATGTAGAGGAAAAGCTGGGGCGTTCTTCGGTATTTTAAAGGAGATTATTATGCCTAAAGGTAAAGGGACTTACGGTACAAAAGTAGGTCGTCCACCAAAGAAGAAGTAACTACCTCTGGCGGGGCGCTGGGTATCAACCACGTCCCGTCAATTCCTATGACACGAGAACATCTAGCACACCTCTTTAGGTGGCTGAGACTATCAACGATGAACGACTAGGCCGGATGCGTCCGACAACCCTGACAAGTAGTAAGCGACAGTCATTCTCAATCTAAATAAAAATTTCATAGGATAAAGAAAATGACAAATGTAACCGCATCACGCTTGGGTGTTGTCAATAAGGCGACCCCAGCAAATAACGCAGCAGCTTCGGCTCTGTTCCTAAAAGTCTTCGCTGGTGAAGTTCTCACCGCTTTTGACGAAGTAAACGTAATGAAAGACCTGCACGTCTCTCGCACAATCGCGAACGGCAAGTCAGCGTCCTTCCCAGTGACAGGTAAAGCTAACGCTGCATACCACACTGTAGGTACACCTTTGTTGGGTACACAGAAAATTGCTCACAATGAAATCGTTATCAACATCGATGATGTATTGATTGCTGACACATTTATTGCAAATATCGATGAGGCTAAAAATCATTATGACGTGCGCGCTGAGTACAGCCGCTTGTTGGGTATGGCCTTGGCTAAAGAATTTGACACACGCACAATGCGCGTAGGTCTATTGGGCGCACGTTCAGCAGCTACCGTAACTGGTGGTAATGGCGGTTCAGCTCTAGTTTCCTCGACTTCTAAGACATCTGGCGCAGCTTTGGCTGCAGCTATCTTCGACGCAGCAAAAGCTCTGGACGAGAAAGATGTGCCTGAGAACGAGCGTGTGGCACTTGTAGCTCCTGCACAGTATTACAACTTGGTCCAAGAGACTTCCGTCATCAATCGTGACTGGGGTGGAGCTGGTGTATACGCTGAAGGTACAGTTCTTAAAGTTGCTGGTATTCAGATTGTTAAGACTAACAACCTGCCAACAACTAACGTAGCTGCAGTATCTGGCGAGAACAACACTTACTCCGGTAACTTCTCAACTACAGCCGCACTGGTTATGCAGAAATCTGCAATCGGTACAGTTAAGTTGATGGACCTAGCCGTAGAGCGCACATCTGGCGACTTTGAAGTCATGTACCAAGGTACGTTGATGGCTGCTAAGTACGCAATGGGCCACGGTATCCTACGTCCTGAGTGTGCCGTAGAAATTAAAACTTCTTAAAATTTAATCTGGGTTGGCTCTTTTATAGGGTCAGCCCTTTTTTTTCCATATGAGGACATCATGACTAAACCAACGTCCATGACCGAGCTAGAAGCGGTCAACGTCTTACTTACTACAATCGGTGAGGCACCCGTTAACACTCTTACAGGTAATCAAGTGACTGATGTCTCTATTGCCAAGCAGGTCCTGAACGAAGTTAGCCGTGAGGTTCAGGCTCAAGGGTGGCACTTTAATACCGAAGACGGTGTTGAGCTTTCCCCAGATGGTTTTAAAGAAATCATCGTTCCTGCAGATACCGCACGTATCGATGCAAGGGACTACAACATTGTACGCCGCGAGGGTAAGCTGTTTAATCTGGATAAGCGTAGCTATGAATTTACATCTAAAATCAAAGTAAGCATCGTCTATTTCCAAGACTTCCTACAGCTCCCAGATGTCGCTAAGAAATATATTACAACTCGGGCTTCCCGTATCTTTTCAGATCGCCTGCTAAACTCAGAGACTATCCATAAGATGACCTCGCGAGATGAGCAAAAAGCTTTAATCGATCTCAAAGAATACCAAGGCGATACCGCTGATTACAATATGATGGATAGCTTTTCAGTATCTCGAGTAATGAACCGTGGCTTCAATCGTAAGGTGCTATAATGGGTTTAATTAGTTCCGCTATTCCAAACCTAGTACAAGGCATCTCACAGCAGTCCCCATCGTTACGTCTGTCTTCACAGGCAGAGGTGATGGAGAATGCCTTCCCCTCTTTGGTTGAGGGCCTTAGTAAACGACCGCCTGCAGAGCATGTAGCTCTCATGAGAAATTCAGAGACTACAGGCACGTTCACACACTTAATTAATCGAGACGTTAATGAACGCTACTTTGTGTTTATTGATGATGCAAATACTGTAGCTGTCTACGACCTTAACGGTGTAGCAAAAACAGTTACATACCCAGATGGCACATCATACCTTGATAGTACCACACCCGCCGCTGACTTCCGCGCAGTTACAGTGGCCGATTATACCTTCATCGTTAACACGTCTAAGACGGCAGCGATGTCAAGCGCGACCTCCCCACTATACCCATTCACAGGTTTGATTGCCGTTAAACAAGGTGATTACAACCAACGCTACACTGTATACCTAGATGGTGGCGTAGCCGCTAACATCACGACAAGCTCAACTGACCAACTACAGACGCGGACAGATGATATCGCATCTAGATTGGCTTCAGCAATCAATGGACAATCCAATTTCACTGCACGAGCTGATGGCTCTACAGTAGTCATTACAAAGACAGGTAACGCTTCGTTTGACCTAGCCACTTACGATAGTCTTGGTGATGAAGGTCTCTCGCCAACTGTAGGCACAGTACAACGCTTTGATGAACTCCCAAACAAAGCACCACACGGTTATATTGCTCACATACAAGGTGACCAGACAAACGACTTTGATGATTACTACGTTAAATTCGTATCAGATAACGGCACCCAATCTAAAATTGGTGACGGTACATGGATCGAATGGATTGAACCAAACATCGAATACGAGATTGATGCAGCAACGATGCCGCACCTCCTCATTCGTCAATCCAACGGCAGCTTCACATTAGAGCAAGCAGAATGGGGCGACCGCGCAGTAGGTGATTTAACCTCTGTTCCCAACCCTTCCTTTATTGGTGGTAAAATCTCAGACACGTTCTTCTTCCAGAACCGTTTAGGTTTCCTATCAGGCGAGAACGTCATCATGTCGAGAACGTCAGAATACTTTGACTTCTTTGCGACAACTGCACGTACCCTACTGGATAACGATCCAATTGATATTGCCGCAAGTAATACCAAAGTTTCGATACTTAAACATGCTGTGGCCTTTGACCGTAAGTTGCTACTTTTCTCAGACCAGACACAGTTCATTCTGAAGGGTGCTGACTTCATCACGCCAAAGAATACATCGATTAACACCACAACAGAGTATGAGGCGAGTACAGCAGCGCGACCAGCAACAGCAGGTAGTGTTGTATACTTCCCAGCAAAGCG